TGAGCAACTGGCGGAGTGGCGCGCCCCGGGCCCCCCCTGTCCTGCGACCGCAATCCATTCTCGATCATCACCAGTTCGACTTGGTGAAAGACTGACCGGGCCGCATCAGCAGCTGAGGGCTGGACGTTCGAGGCCTCGAAGCGGGATCCCACTTGCCCGACCGCGATGACCCGCTCCACCCCCGGGTAGCCGGCAGCGACGGCGATGTCCGAGACGCTGAAGGTGATTCCTGATGGATGGTTGTGCACAAGCGTCAACCGCTGCGATGGATCCTCCATCGCGCGGATCATCTCGGGCGTAAACTCCACGCCCTGTCGGTCTCCCTGGTTCCCAAGCGACCCCCGCCCATCCGCTTCGTCCAGCAGGATCATACTTTCGCGGCGCCCTCGGCTCTCGCGCTCAAACGCCAGAACCAACCTCTCCGCCTCCTGTACGGATGAGACAGCCTGGGCCGCCTCCAGGAAGCGCTCTCGGACCGGTCTAGGGCGGGCACGGCCTCGGCCTCGGCGCTCGCCAAGGCCTGTGGGCGGCTCCTCTGCTCCTGCCGAGTTGACGGCAGGGCTGTCGTCCGTTCGATCTGTCCGCAGCCGGTAGACCAGAGTGCACCGGCAGTTGATCGTGTTCGCGGCGACCGCGTTTGGATCGCCGGGATAGCGGATCGGCCCCAACGGCGAAGCAAAAGGCCGGCCCCAGGCAACACCCTCGCCATTCATGCGTGGGATCGCGCTGTGGGCTGATCGCGTGCGCTCGTCTGCCGTCGGGATCCACCGGATCAGCACGTCGGCCTGATCGATCACGCCGTCGTCGATCATCTGTTGCCAGGCCATCCGGTTTCCGGTCTGCAGCCCGCGCGTTGCCTCCGTCCGGGCGATGGTCTCGGCCCTCAATGCCAGCAGGCGAGCGCGATAGCGGGCGACCATGGCGTCGATGCGCGCCGGGTCGATGGTCTCGCCGCGCGCCAGGCGCTCGACTGTGCGGTCGAACCGGCGGTCGCGCCGCTGCCGTGTGAGTGCGCGCCTGTCTCCTCGCTCCAGTTCCGCCCGGTAGTTGGCGACGATCTGCTCTTGGGCTCGGGTGAGACCCAGGCCAGAGCGAATGTCACGAGCCACCTGGCGCGGGTTGCTGCCCTGTGAGACGCCACGCTCGACGATCTGCCCGATCACGGCCCGCTGCTCGGCGTCCAGCTCTCGGATCAGGCCGAACCGGTAACGTTGAAGGAAATCGGTCACCCGCGGGTTGGTCGCGTCGAACCGCACCGCAAGCTGCGTCAGCGGTCGGCGCGAGGCCGTCAGCGCGCTGGATGACCGACCGCCGTCGACCACGCCGCCCGAGGCGATTTCCGCGACTTCGCCCCAGACCCGCGCACCCAGATCATCGGGCAGCAGCGCCCTGACGGCAGAGGCGCCCCCGCTTGAGTAGGCGCGCTCCAGGTCCGCGACAGTCAGCGCCCCTGCCAGGGACGACACCGCTCGCTCGAAGGCCGCGCGCAAGCGCTCCGTCTGCCGGCGCGCCAGACGGCCAAACTGGGCACCCTCGTCCGGCGCCTTGGTGACGGCCTCCATCAGTCCCTGAGCCGGGCCGCGATGGCGTCCGAGACCGGGTCACCGCCGATGCCTTCAGTCGGAAGACCTGCGAGCCCGTGCACATGCTCCCGCACCTCCGGCGTGGGCTCGACGAGACCGGCGACCGTCAGACGGTTGAGGGCGTCGGAGAGCTGCTCCAGATCGTCGGACGCCACCGGCCCGGCCCGCAGGATCGGCCGCAAGCGATCCGGGATCCCGTTGAGCGCCATCATCTGGGGGATCAGCACCCGGTTGAAGGGCGTCTCCGTGCCCCGCAACAGCGTGTCACCCGAGCGGAGGAACAGATCGCTCTTGTCCTTGCTGAGCGCGTAGGAGCCGGAGCCACCGCCCAGCAGCAGGAAGTCGGCAAGCAGAGCCCGAGCGATGCCGCGCTGATAGCGTTCGATGATCGCGTCGATGGGGATCAGCCGACTGCCGTTCGCCGTCAGCAGCTCCAGACGGTACTGGTCCGACCCAGAGGGGGTCTGGTCCTGGTCCGTCCACTGGTCAGAGGGCAGCACCACGCCGCCCTGGCCGTTGCGCCGCACGTCCCTGACGATCTGCGTCAGCCGCTGACTGATCTGCGGGTCGTTGATATGTTCGGCGGGGGCGTACAACACCGGCAGGCCGGTCAGATCCCGGTCGGCGGCGTTGGCCTCGATCCGCCGCAGCGCCTTGAGATACCACCACGGCTGATAGCAGTTGCGGATCAGGGGCCGCCCCTCAGGCGATCCGCGTTTGCCCGCGACCCGGAACAGCAGCAGGCGATTGGCGGGAATGAGCCTCTGCGGATTGCTCGCGGTCACATTGGGCAGCAGCTGTTCCATGGCCAGCAGGGCGCCGCCATCGTCGATGTGCCATTGCTGCAGGGTCGTCTGCAGCCGATGCTGAAGATCCACCGGCACCCATCGGCCGTCGACCTGCTCCCAGACCGGCTCGAACGCGGACCAGCCGTAGATCAGGCGGCTGTTGATCTCCTCCAGCAGGTCATCCCACGGCAGGCGCTCAAGCAGGGTCGTCTCGACCCAGGCCGCCACATCCTCGGCCTCGGCGCTGTCGTCCGCGCGCTCGACCGTCCACTCGACGCCTCGCATCATCAGGTCAATGGCGGACAACGCTGCGCCGATGGTGTCGTCGTTGTCCGCCATCTCGCGCAGGATTTGGCGGCCGCGGTGCCCGTTGAGCTCCGGCAAGAAGTCGTCGACGATGGCGCCGCCCGAGTGAACGAATCCCGCTCCACCGTGGACGGCCTGAGCCTCGCTGACGCTGAGTGTCATCTCGTCGGCCATTACGCCTCCACGAACTGCGCGCCGAATGCGGCCGCTCTGGGCTTGCCCCGGTTGGGGGCAAGGTCACTCATCGCCAAGGACAGGGCATCGACCTGATCGTCGTGGGCGACCTGCGGGAACCCGACCAGCTCGTCGACCAGCGCCGCTCGCCATTCGCCCGGCGCCAGCAGCAGCAGGCCGTTCTCGGCCGCAGAGGCCACGGGTCCCGCCATCGACACTTTGTCCTGGCGTTTCGGCACCGCCCGGTAGTTCCAGCCCGACAGGACCGACCGGCCATAGTGGTCGGCGATCAACTTGCCGGATGCGCCGCCCTCCCGCTCGATCACGACGCGGATCTCTCGGCCGTCCTGCTCGGCTGTGGACCGGATCAGCGCCTCGACGCCCGCCGGGGAGAGTCGATGGCGAACCACATGCTCGACGGTCCAGACGCCCCGGTGCTCCGCCAGCCTGACACCGACCGTCCAGTCGGGGTCCCTGCCGGGCGTCGGCGCGGTCGCGGCCAAGTCCCAAGCCCGGACCCGCCGGGCCTGGGCAGGGGCCGGAACATCCGTGAACCGGATCCACTCGCGCTTGAACAGCCCGCCGTCGGGCCGGATGTCCCAATCCCCATGCTCCAGCTGTGCCCTGGTGATCGGGTCCAGCTCGGCCAGACTCTCCCGGTAGGCCCGCACATCGAGGCCGGGATTGTCTGCCATCTTCGACGGATAGAACTTCGATCCCCCGTCGACGAACCGGCGCTTGACCCACTCATGGCCGACACCGCCCGGATTGGCGCTCGATCGGACGCGCAGGGGGATCTGACTGGCGGTCGATCGGCGGAGGCGGGAGAACAGATAGCGATAATCGGCCTCCCGGATCTGCGTCACCTCGTCAAAGCCGATATAGTCGTACCGGGCGCCCTGGTATTTCTCCCGATCCCTCGGGCCGTCCAGGTAGCCGAAGGCGAGGACGCCGCCCGCCGGGAACCGCCACCGGGCCTTCTGCTGTTGCCAGACCGCACCTGTCCCCGCCAGCCACTCCTGGGAGAGGGGGATCAATCCGCCTTCCTCGGCCAGCATCGTCAGGTTGCGGCGGAACAGGACCGCCGAATAGCCGGGCTCGTCGGCGTAGAGCAGGGCGGCCATAAGCAGCCCCGCTGATTTGCCTCCCCCCGCTGCGCCGCCGAACAGCGCCTCTTTCCCGTCGTCTGTGAGGAATGCCAGCTGCGGCGGGCTCGGACTGATGGGGATCAGCGGATTGCGCTCAATCCTCAGCGCCGTCGTCGCGGGAGCTCTGGCCTATGACGCAACGCGAGTTGGCGCAGAGACTGGCGACGACGGCGCTGAGGATTGAGCGCAATCCGCTGATCCCCATCAGTCCGAGCCCGCCGCAGCTGGCATTCCTCACAGACG